TATATATGCTTTGATAGTAGAACCAGCAACTGCACCTTTTGTGATTCTTAAAGTATTAATCTTAAAAATAGTTCCATTGCTCAAAGTAGCTAACTGAGTAGAACTAGCAATAGTCTCAGACGTTGTGCCTGTTACATTGTAATTAGTTGTTACAGTTGTTTTAAACCAACCTAATTTTGATAAAATACTGCTTTGCGTTTCATCGCCCGTATTCGTTCCGCTTGTGTTTCCAATTACTGTTAAATTTGCATCTGTTACGTAACGCTTATCTGTTGAATCAGCAACCTCCGCTGTCGTTAACGCTTTATTTTTCCAAAGTGTTGTTGCTGTTTCGTAAACTAAGGATTGATTGTTTAAAGGTGTTGAAATAGCAACATTATGTAATTCGTCTAATTCATAACCGTTATCGACTTTAACAAAAATAGAACCTTGCGTTGCGTGTGCCGAAACAACATAACCAATAATTATCAAATGATTCGGTGCGCTCGGTTTAATATTTGTAATTCTTCCTGCTGTTGTTGGACTTAGATAAACAATATCCCCATCCGCCCACGTTTCAGACTGTAAAGAACCAGTTGTGTTAATATTTCTTACTATTCCGCTTGTGGTAATAAACCCCTCTTGATTGTTGTTTATTGTTTCGGTAACTAATCCAATTGTTTCAGCGCTCAAGGCGTCGGTTGTTGCTTGTGCCAAATCTACTTTTAATCGTTGCCCTTGCGCACCCGTTACCCTTACAGCTTGATAATTAGCTTCTAATAAATTTACGTTTGTAGCTGTTTTATTTACTACTCTTAAAACTTGTTCTTGACCTACTTGCAAAGTTACGTTACCACCTTTTAAACCTAAATCAATAGTTCCGTCGGTGTCATTCCAACGCATTACTGCAACTCCTGCCGTTCCCGTTGGTGTTTGGTCTAATTCAACTTGTCCTGCTTTTAATTCAAACTCTCCTAAATCAACATCGCTAGTTGCACCCGTATAAGGGACTTTTAAATCCACCGCCGCTTTAACCGCTTTTTGAGTAGGGTAAAAAGTATCTGAATTATCAGTTAAAGTGGTTTTCTTATTTGTCGTGCTTTCGACATTCGTTAAATTTATATCTAAACTCATGCGCTTATATTTATTACTTGATTAGGATCTAAAGTTACAATTGTTCCCGTTGAATTAAGCGTCCCATTTACGTAAACGTTAACAGTTGTATTCGGCAACTCTAAATTCGTGCTTGTCGTTACTAAATAGCTATCATTTGAATTACTTACAACAACCGAAGCACCTGCCGAACAAGTGTATGTTCCACCTGCTAAAACTTGCACCGAACTTGCTCCATCTGTTACCGTTACATTCGGGCAACCGCTTGTAAATCCAGTATTGCAAACGGTCATTTCTGACATCATAATAACATCGAAAGTCATTGCCCAACCTGCTAACTTATTTTCAAATCTATCCGTAAACGGTTCTAAATTTGGCGTTCCGTCGATCATTATGTAATCTGGGTTTAAATCGCCCCTTGTCATAACTTCATAAACACGATTCAAAGCCTGCAACATCGCATTCATTATTGACGGCTCAACATCGTATTTCTCTTTGCCGTCTAAAATATCCATCGCTAAAATCGTAACGTTGAAGCGTTGCAATTTGCCCTCGATAGTAGCTTGGTTTACGATAATATGCGCTAACGGGAAAAGCGTTTGTTTAGCTAAATCAACGTCCGAAATTTGCCCGTCAGTAACGGTGCTAATTAGGTTCGTTGCGTTTAACTGCGCCTTTAAAGTATCTAATAATTTATAATAGCTCATTTTTTAGGCTTTTCAGTTTCTTGCTTAATTTTTTCTAAAAAAACTAATAACTTCTCACAATTCTTTTTCGACCGTTTTTTCATAGTACCCAATTAGTAAAGTTAATATCTGAACTAGGGTAAATATCGCCGTTGCTGTTGCTATTGTATTCAGGAAATAACGCTTGGTTGAAACACATATAATCAACAAATCTGTTGCTGTAATGGTTTGCAGTTTGCGTTTGTTTATCAATCAATAAAGAAAGTTCTAAACGGTCAATATTCTCGCTACTTTCTGCGTTGTGTTTATAAACACCTTTGTTTCCAATCGTGTACGCTGAATAAGGTAAATATTCAACCATTGCCCAGTGAATCAACATCGGTTTAATGTAAGTATTAACCAACGTCAAATAATTACCGCCTAAAGTATTTGCGATAATATCTGATTTAATTTTCTCTAGTAAATCCGTTCCTAAATACTTTTGAACGTGAATATCTTGAGCGATTTTAATATACTGAATAAATTTGTCGGGGTCAACATTTCCGTTTAACGAAGTGAATTTTACTACGTCATCCCTTGTTATTATTAGTGCTTCTGCCATTATTGAAAGCGTTTATTTGTTGGTAAAAATCCGTTAAACGGCATATCTTTTGGAAGCGTGGAAACAAGTTTGTTGTTTACTACTTTGTAACCTAACTTTTCAGCTTTTTTACCTGCTATTTGTCTTGCTGTTTGAACGTCAATTGCTTTGCCCTCAAAGGTTGCGTAAACGGCTTTATTCCATCGGTGGTTACAATCTCCACCGCCTTTATACAACCATATCGAATAAGTATCCGCTCCTTTCGGGCCCCAACCTGGATTAACTGCCATTGTTCCCATTTTGATAATATCTTCTTTTCGATATACCTTAGTTGAACCCATCATTGCTTTACAAAACTCACGGCTGTTATCTGACATTTTTCCTGCATAAACGTAACGTGTCAAAAATTTAATTCCGTCAATTGTTTTGTCTTGTTTACTTGTAATATTAGGACGTGCATCGCCAGTTGAAACAAAGTTATAAACCTTGCTTAAAAGTGACGGTTCTAAATCCTTAGAAAGCATTTCGTTTTCTTCATCGTCGTTTTCGTAATCAACCTCTTTTATATCAATTAAAACCCAATCTTTTCCAACCTCTTCTCCAAAAGAACTAATATCAATTTGAGCGCTTAATTCCGTTCCCGTTTCTTCTTGTTTCTCTTCGCTTGTTGTAACGTTTTCTAAATCTGTAAACTCTAAAGGTTGCAACGTTCTAAAGAACAATTTAGCGCTGTTTCCGTTGTAGTTTAGTATTTGTTCTAAACCGTCAAGTAAAAGTTGCTGTAAAGGTCTAATAACCATATTGTCGAACAATACAAACGCATTCTTTAATTCATCTGCGTTACTGCCAAAACCATTTGCCGAACCCAACCCCAAAAGTAAACCGCTTGTAATCGAGTGCGAAACCATAATTTTCTTTTCGCATTCAGTAGCCAAAAATTGATAATGGTCGGGCGCATCATTCAACGGTATATCTTCAACGGTTGTTGCTGTTTCTTTGCTGTTGTTAAAACCAACGATTACCCTTTGACCTTTAGAACCAGTTAGTTTATTTTTGATTTGCGACTGTAACAAATTTTGCGTTTCAATGTCGGGTTGCCCGTTGTTGAAATTTACAACTTTCGTTCCGCTAAAATTGTTTTGAACTTCGTTAATTAAATAATCGCTTACCTCTTCCTCAAGTAACGCATACGCCGTTCCTGCTACATAGTCAGGGGTTGCAAAGTATTTCATTCCAACGGCATAAGGTTTAACACAAAGTATTTCTACTTTATCCTTTGACGTTCCAAAAGCTGAATATCTTTTTGGCGGAAATTTCTTTGTATCCTGCCAATTATCTGAATAATAATAACCGTTGATTTGTCCGTATTCGTCGCATTTTTCCATCGCTACTAAATTCATATCCATATGGAACGCTTTTAGTATTTTTTTATGATCGTCTGAATAATGAACTTGAATAACGCACTGACCTAAAGTCTTTAAATCAAAGCATAATTTACGCAAACAGTTCTTATTGAAAATAGCCATTACTTGAGCATATTCGTTTGGTTTACGGCTTGCGTCAATTACTCCTAATCCTTTCCCATACATTAAGCGAGTAACGTTGTTAATGATACTCATATTCGTTGCGCTCTTTCTATATCGGTCAATTAAAAATTGAAAGTAACTATTATTATCGCCAAAGGTTACCCATTCTTTTTGTTTCGATTCTACGATTTGCGGTGCTTCGTATTGCGCCAAATTTATTACGTCTATATTCATAGCATTACAAAATCATTATTACTTGAGTGTTCATCTGTTTGCAATCCTGCTTTATAACACCATACACGCTCACTACCTAAAAAAGTTGTTAAGTTGTATAATTGAACAATATAAAACCTACCTGCCTTTAAAGAATAAACGGCTTGTATTCCTACGTAATAACCAAAGTCGTTAATCGTGGGTGCGTTAATTGTTGCGCTTGTTCCTGCTTCTTCATCAATTACAATTATGTGAGTAATCGTTGACGAACGCGGTGCGCATTTCAATTGTTGCGGTGATGCACTTACTTGTAAAACATTCATATTTATAAAACTACAAAACCAAAATTTTGTTGCATAAAAAAAGGGAGTCGAAACCCCCTTTTAAACAATTAAAATAAACGAAATTATGTAGTAGTGAAAGCCGTTAATCCAGTCAAATCAGTTAATAAACCTGCTTCGGTATTGCAATTGATTGTATTTGCTGGCAAATTTTCGATGCCAGTAAACGTCAATGTATAACCGTTCATGTCTCCTGCTTCCGCACCGCTTGCGATACTTCCTGCTGTTAAATCCATTCCACGTTTTAAACCTGCAATTCTGTAAAGGTTATCTCTACCTCTTACAATAATATGCGGTCTTCCGTATGAAAGCAATTTAACCATTTTAGTAGTTTTTGCATCCTGCTTTTTCAACGTGATACTTAATTCTTGTGAAAAGAAAGTTGTACCGTTGTTTCTGTCAGTTGTGATAGTTTCTGTAAA